TTACCAGCTTCCAAGGGGGCGGGACTGACTGCTAAAGGCCGTGCCAAGTACAACGCAGCAACAGGAAGCAACTTAAAGGCTCCACAGCCGGAGGGTGGCCCGCGCAAGAAATCGTTCTGTGCTCGTATGTCTGGTATGCCCGGCCCGATGAAAGATGAAAAAGGTAAGCCTACCCGTAAGGCGGCTTCTCTAGCAAGATGGAAATGTTAGGAGTAAAACATGGCATACACACCCAATCCAAATCGTGCAATCAAAGGGGGCAAGGCTATGGTGTCTGCCCAAGAGCTTGCTGATTTCAGAGAAAAGTTTGGTAAAAACCAAACATTACGCGACTTGTTGAATGCGGACAAAGGGTTGCAGCGCAAGTTAGAAATTCCAAATTCAATGCGTAATCTACCTGCAACTGAAAGCGAGATTAACCCGCCTATCAGCATTCCACGGTCGATGCGCAAGTTGCCTCAAAACGAACCTGACAAAAACATCCGCGACAAAACGGAAGGAATAATGAGCACACAAAACATTCCTTATTCTTCTGAAATGAAACGCGGCGGCGCAGTTAAAAAAATGGCTTCTGGCGGCTCCGCTTCTAAACGTGCTGATGGTTGTGCTGTCAAAGGCAAAACAAAAGGCAGGATGCGTTGATGGACCTGAACACAATCTGGTCAGCCGCACTGTCTCTCGTCATGGCAGCGGTGTGGTTCTTCATTCGTGAAAAGTTTGAAGAGCTGTCCCGTTTAAATATTTTGTTAAATAAAACACGCGAGGAGATTGCCCGTGATTACGCAACTAACGCAGAAGTGCAGAGAATTACTGACCACATTGACCAAAGGTTTAACCGCCTTGAAGCAAAAATTGACCAGCTTATTCAGGCGGGAAAGTAATGCCGAGCACAAGTAAGAAACAGCACAAGTTCATGGAAGCGGTGGCTCACAATCCAGCGTTTGCCAAGAAAGCAGGAGTCCCGCAATCTGTGGGCAAAGATTTTTCAAACGCCGATAAAGGCAAAACTTTTAAAAGAGGTGGCGAAATGGCAACAAAAATGGATCCTAAGATGATGGCAATGATGGCGGCTAAGAAACGTGGCGCTGGTAGAGGTGCAATGCCTCCTGCCCGTCCTGCAATGCCTCCTGCCGGTGGCATGAGCGGTGATATGAGCATGATGAAAAAAGGCGGAAAAGTTAAAAAGATGGCTGAAGGCGGTATGCCTATGGTAATGAAAGATGGACAAAAAGTTCCGGCTTTTGCCGCAGACGGTAAAGGCAAAATGGCTTCCGGCGGTATGGCTAAAAAGATGAACATGGGCGGTATGGCTTACGCTAAAGGCGGCGGCATTGAGTCAAAGGGTAAAACCAAAGGCAAGATGATTGTTATGAAGTCCGGCGGCGGCACCAAGAAATATTGTTAATTTGACTATAACAGTAGTTACAGTGGAGTAATCATGGGACGCTTTACAAGACATGGAATGGACGATCAACCGCTTGAGGGTGGCGGTCGTGGCGCAGGCGGCAAATCGGCAGGGAAGCCGCTTGATGCGGCGTTTTATATGCCAACAGGTGGCGCTGCCTTAGTAACTGCGGGCATGGCTGCACTGGGAGCCAAGAATGATGCCAAAAGAGAGCGTGAAGCCGCAGATGAGGTAAAGCGCGAGTCTCGCGGTAAAGGTTTGTCTGATAAAGAACAGCAGATGGTTCAAGAAGTTGATGATGCCAAGATGCAGACCAAAAAAGACAAAGCCTACAAAGCTGCTGAAACTTATCCTGTAAACTTTGCAAAAGGCGGCACCGCCTCTGCTCGAGGTGATGGCATTGCCAAGCGCGGTAAAACTCGCGGAAAGATGTGTTGATATGGCAACCGCAAAACCCAATAGCAGCGTAGCTAAGTCTTTAAAAAAGGCTGGGTTTTATGGCGCGAGTAAACCTAAGCGGTTGGGTATTATCAACAAAGTTACAACTAAACCCCAGCGGATAGAAATGGTTGATAAATTGTTTTTGGCCAAGAAAACAGTCAAAGGAAAAAGCAAATGAGATCTTCACGCGGTATGGGTGACATAAACCCATCAAAAATGCCTAAAGGTAAGAAAACTGCCCGCAGGGATGACACTGACTTTACGCAATATGAAAAAGGTGGCTCAGTTGGTTTGTATGCCAATATTAACGCCAAGAAAAAACGTATCGCTAAAGGCTCTGGTGAGAAGATGCGTAAAGTTGGCAGCAAGGGTGCGCCTACAGCGCAAGCATTCATTAACTCAGCTAAAACTGCCAAAAAATGAGCACTACAGGCTCAACAGCATTCAACATGGACTTTACGGAGCTCGCTGAAGAGGCTTGGGAACGTGCTGGCCGTGAGATGCGTAGTGGATACGACTTGCGTACAGCGCGTCGGTCAATGAACCTGATGACCATTGAGTGGGCAAATCGCGGGCTGAATATGTGGACTATTGAGCAAGGCATGTTCACCATGACGCCTGGTCTAAACACATACGCCCTGCCATCTGACACCATAGACCTGTTAGACCATGTTATTCGCACCGGTGCCAATGTGGCCTCTACCCAGGCCGACCTGAGCATTACCAGGATCAGTGTGTCGACCTATGCCACCATCCCAAATAAACTGACCCAAGGTCGCCCTATCCAAGTTTGGATTCAACGTCTATCTGGTGAAGTTAACCCTACCGACTTGGCTTTAAACGGCGCAATAACAGCCACTGATACAACAATTACGTTGGACTCTGTTGTTGGTCTGGCTGCCTCCGGCTACATCCGACTGGATACTGAAGACATTTACTACACTTACATTGATGGCAACTCTTTGGGTGGTGTATTCCGCGCGCAGAACAATACAACGGCAGCAACACACATAACCTTGACTGCTGTTTACGTTCCGCAGCTGCCCGCTGTAACTGTTTGGCCAACCCCAGATTCATCGCAGACTTACCAGTTTGTTTATTTCCGCTTGCGTCGGATTCAAGATGCAGGTAGCGGTATCCAGACCCAGGACATGAACTTCAGGTTCTTGCCGTGCATTGCTGCTGGCCTGGCCTACTACATAGCCATGAAACAACCAGAGCTGCAAGGCCGTATGGATATGCTCAAGGCTATCTACGACGAACAGTTCAACCTAGCAGCAGGCGAAGACCATGAGAAAGCCACCTTGCGCTTGGTGCCTCGCATGGCCTTTATTGGCGGAGGCGCTATTTAATGACAACGCCATACGCATCAGGTAAATACTCAATTGCTGAGTGTGATCGGTGCGGGCAGAGATATAAACTTAAGCAGCTCAAAGTTGAAATCATCAAGACAAAGCTGTATCAGCTGAAGGTTTGCCAATCCTGTTGGGATCCTGACCAACCTCAGTTGCAGCTTGGCATGTATCCAATCAATGATCCACAGGCTATTTATCAGCCAAGACCGGATACCACCTATGTGGCAGCCGGTGTTAACTTGAGTGGATATCCAACCGGTGGATCGCGGGATATTCAATGGGGATGGGCGCCAGTTGGTGGTGCGCAGCAATTTGACAGCGTTTTGACGCCAAACTACTTGGTGGCAACGGCAAGTGTTGGTACAGTCGCTATATCGGTAACATAGGAGTTAAAAATGGACAAGAAACAAGTGAAAAGAATTGCTGATGTTGAAGCAAAAAAAATAGTGAAGGGTCACGAAGGCCGTATGCACAAAATGGCAAAAGGCGGTGTGACCACTGACCAAATGAAAGCTGTTGGGCGTAATATGGCCCGCGCTAATAATCAAGGGAGCAAGTAATGGCCAAGTTCAGCGACAAACGAATGGGTAAAGAAGTTGGTGATGCCCGCGTCTACGCAAAACCCCACACTATGTCTGGCGGCGCTGCTAAGACAGATGTGCCCACAGAAAGTGGTGCGCAATTCATGACCCAAATGAACCCGTCAGTTGGCGGTATCAGCAAGGGAAATTACCCAGCCACCAAAACCGACGGCATTAAAATGCGCGGCACTGGTGCAGCTACAAAGGGTGTGATGTCTAGAGGCCCAATGGGTTGAGGTTTGCATGACATACGACGAACTGGTCACTGCTGTTTCTGATTATTGCGAAAACACGTTTCTAAATACTCCGTCACAACCGGATATGGATACAATGATTCGTCAGGCGGAGCAGCGCATCTTTAACTCTGTCCAGGTATCGTATTTTAGGAAGAACATGGTCGGGGTTTTGGCAGCTGGCAATAAGTACTTGTCAACGCCTGAAGACTTCCTGTCGACCTTCTCAATTGCTGTTATTGAAAACTATGGCACCAACCAAGAAACGTACACGTTTTTGCTGAATAAGGACGTTAACTTCATTCGTGAAGCGTACCCTGGCCCAACTGATACCGGTCTTCCAAAACACTATGCTATCTTTGGCCCAACCACAACAGGCGGCACTCCTCCTGTTATTACAAATGAATTGACGCTCATTCTTGGCCCGACGCCCGATGCAACCTACAAGGTTGAGCTGCATTACTATTACTATCCAGAATCAATAGTAGATTCAACTACTGGCCATTCCTGGTTAGGCGATAACTTTGACATTGCGCTTTTCTCCGGCACCATGATGGAGGCAATCACTTATATGAAGGGTGAGCCTGACCTGGTTGCGCTGTACAAAACACGGTACGAAGAGGCTATGTTCCTGCTTAAGAACTTGGGTGATGGCAAACAACGTATGGATGCATACCGCGATGGCCAGGTTAGGAATCCCGTCATATGACAATTGTTCAAACTCAAACCACCAGCTTCAAAAAGGAGCTGTATCAGGGCATCCACGATTTGGACACAGATGTGCTCAAGATCGCCTTATACACAGCCAACGCGGACTTGAACGCAAGCACAACGGCCTACAGCTCATCCAATGAAATCACGGGTACTGGATATACAGCTGGCGGCCAGCTTATTTCAAATGTAGTGATTAGTTCAGAAAATTACACGGCTTATGTAAGCTTTGATAATCCATACTGGAGCCCCGCCTCATTCACAACCAGGTGCGCGTTGATCTATAACGTCACAAAAGCAAACCGCTCAATTGCTGTTTTAGACTTTGGATCAGATAAGACTTGTACAGCTACATTTCTCATTACGATGCCAGCAAACACGGCAAGTAGCGCGCTTATTAGGAGCTCAAATTGATTCCCAACAGATCCTGAAGATGCCGCTCCAGTTAACGAAACTGTTCTTTCGGCTGATACGCTTCCAACAAAACCATCTGCCGTAAGCGGAGACAATGGAACATCAACGTATCCAGCATTGCCATAAGCCTCATTACCCGTTAGCTCAACAACCACGCCACCGTTAGTTATTGTCTCAACCAGCCCGTCAGTTACAACCCCGATCAGAGCAACAATCCGATCAGGCAAGACTGTCCCTACGGTTCCTGTTGCTTCATCCCCTGTTGCCTCAAGAGTGCCGCCCCAGCCGTTTGCGCCCCAAGTGCCGTCGCCCCAGCCAAGAGACATGACCTGCCCTTAAGTAGTTGCCAAACGCAATAAAGCGGTTGATGTTGTATTTGCAGGCATTGTCAAGGTAAAAGTAATCGCTGTATATTGGAAGTTAATTGATGACAGTCAAACCGCAAACTGGCAAAATATCAATAACTCTCAAACAGCAGCTTGGGAAGAAGTAATAACGTGAGGCTAAACAAATGACTACAGCATATACAACATTACTAGGGCTTGCCCAACCCGTTACCGGAGAGCTCTCTGGTACTTGGGGGTCAACGGTTAATGATTACATTACAACGTATCTTGACTCTGCTGTTGCTGGGGCGCAAACCATCAGTGGAACACAAACTGCGGTAACACTATCAGTTACAAATGGTTCAAGTTTGGTTTCGGCTGGTGCAGCGGCTACAGGTTCGGCTCAATACTCAATCATTAACTGCACAGGCACTCCAGCAAGTTTATTAACAATTACTGCACCTGCCGCAAGCAAAACGTATATTGTTATTAATGCCACTGCTCAGTCCGTCAAACTTGTTGGTGCTGGCCCAACTACTGGCGTAACGATGGTAACGGGTGAAAAGGCTTTATGTTCATGGAATGGTACTGATTTTGTAAAAGTTGCCACCAGCGTTGCTGATGGCGTAACAAGCGTGGCAATGACTGTTCCTAGTATTTTGAGCGTATCGGGTAGCCCGATAACATCCGCTGGAACATTGGCTTTAACGTATTCTGGTACAGCGTTGCCCGTTGCTAATGGCGGTACAGGTCTTACGGCAGGAACTTCTGGTGGTGTGCTGGCTTACACCGCCTCTGGGACATTGGCATCTTCAGCGGCGTTAACCCAGTATGGTGTTGTCTATGGCGGCGGCGCTGGAGCAGTTCCTGTGGCTACAGCAAACGGTACAACTGGGCAAGCATTTATTGCCACTACAAGTGGAGCGCCAAGCTGGGGTGTAGTTGGCGCTGTCGGTGGCGGTACTGGCGTAGCAAACAATGCGGCAATGACTGTTACTGGTTCTGGCAACTTTGCTTACACAAGAACTCTGACAGGCACAACAAACGTCACTTTTCCCACTACTGGAACATTGGCAACGCTTGCGGGTACAGAGACATTAACCAATAAGACGCTTACTAGCCCAACCATTACCAATCAACTAGCCACTACGATTCGTGAAACGATTACTGTTTCTGCTACCGCCTCGACTGGAACAATTAACTATGACGCATCTACGCAAGCAGTTCTGTATTACACAACTAACGCATCTGGTAACTTCACGCTGAACTTTAGGGGTACAAGTGGCATATCCTTGAATACGCTAATGAATACAGGCGAATCTTTGTCTTTGACATTCCTGTCTACACAAGGCACAACTGCCTACTACAACTCTGCTGTGCAGGTAGACGGCTCCTCAGTGACTCCAAAGTGGCAAGGTGGAACTGCCCCGACATCTGGCAATGCAAGCTCAATTGATAGCTACACCTATGTAATTATCAAAACAGGAAGCGCCGCATTCACCGTGCTGGCTTCTGTAACCAAGTTCGCATAAGGACACGCAGATGCCTCGTTTATCCAAAATTGGAGCCGCCGCACTTGCTGCCTTTGGGTGGACAGGAATGTCAAAGACAAAGATTCGCCTGTATTCATTAGCGTATTCAAGGATATGCCACTTGTACCCCTAAAGTTCAGC